CTAAAGGGATAAGGGTAGAGAAACCTAAAACTTTCGCTTATTTCATTGCGAGAAAGATTGCAAGAGAGGGCACGCAACTTTATAGAGACGGAGGTAGAGATGATATTTACTCAAAAGAAATTGAACGCACAATTCAGTCTGTCATGGAGAAAGTTTTCGGCATATTCGAAAGAGATATTAAACATATAAATTTAAATAGCAATGAGAACAGAGGAGTTTAATGGACATACGATAACATATCCGGACGAAACTTGTTTTGCTTTTAATCCGCAAATTATAACGATAGATAATTTGACCGGTTCTGTTATATTTTATGTTGGAGACTATTCAGACATGAGGGAGCCTATATCAGGCAAAGTATCTATCGACATTTCAGAATATCTAAGATCGCTACTTAGATTTGATTACACAACTATACCTAACTCAAAAAGCATTCATATTCAAATTGATATTGATGGTCCGACATTTGAATTTTATATAAATGTGATTTGGGGAGCTATGAATATAGGGGAGGTATTTAACCCTTCAAGGACGGTTACTATGTTTAGAAACTTCCCTTCTACTATTTCCATTTACAGCAATGGAGAAATAAATGTAAGATATGATGCGGAAGAATATACCTCTGTTGAAGTTGAAAAAACAGGGTTATTACACAAAGATTTCTCCGAATTATTCAAGGAGGCAAAGGAATTCGGCATGATTAAGATACTTAATACCCCAAAGGCTCCCAGCACATTTCAATATACTTTCGATCGGACGTTTAACCCTCTTCCTGATGATGCTGTTCTTATCAAGGTTCTATTTAATGATTGCACTAAAGGAATATATCTACGTTGGTTGGATCGTCACGGATTCCTTCAGTATTGGCTTTTCCAAGAGGGGGACTTGACCGGACAATCTTCCAATGAAGGGGAGCAATTAAACGTTGATTATAGCAATATAAAATACGTTTACAATGGAATGAGCCGTTATCAAGGCAAAACATATCAAACGACACGAAAGGCTTGTGCTACGCTCGTAGAACGAGAAACATTCAATATGTTATCTTCTATTCATTCTTCTCCTATTGTTGATATGTATATTGATGGAAACTGGATACCGGTTAATATTGTAGCCGGTTCATTCACTGATAATGGAGCAGACCTTCAAGACTTTGAAATTCAAATAACTATGCCGGAAACTATTACACAGATGCTATGACAAGAGACGAATTATATATTAACGGTGATAAGGTCGATGTAGGAGATACTGATATTAGCCTGAATTATAAAAGCAATCTACTCACTGATATTAGTAAGATCGTGAGTAATAACAGTTATACGATAAAACTTCCTAAAACAGCAAAGAATCTGGCTTTGATTGAGTGCGCACATCTTCCCAGTTCAACTACTAAATTCCCATATCTTAAGCATGTAGGGAATGTTTTACGGAATGGAATAATAATTGTGAAAGATGCGAATGTTGTTTTGTTATCTGTGTCTGAATATATCGAAACCGCTTTGTCCTGGGGAAATGTAACTAATTTTGCGGAAATAGTAAGTAGTGATAAGAAATTAACAGATTTGGAATATGGCACAGAAGAGGGAACAGATTGGGTAGTATGGAACAATAAAGGAAGTAATTCCGCACAATTTCCCTTGATTAATTACGGATTTAATTCCGGTGATTCGAATGTGTGGTATCATCCGGCAATTACTGTCAAATGGATCTTAGAAAAGATTCAAGAAGAAAGCGGAGTAACGTTTAATTTCCCTTCTGATAAAAAGACTTTTATAGATAAAATGATTGTTCCTCTTCTAACGAGGAATGATTCACAAAAGATAAACGATGCTTTCCCATCTTCTTTGCAAATGGTTGGATATGTGATAGTAGAAAGCACTTTTTCTTATCTAAAGTTAAACTATATAGGAGATAGTACCCAACAGTATGCAAGTGTTGGTGGTCCTTATGGAGATAGATTGTATACCAAATATCCTATCACATTGAAAGTTAAAGGAACTATTGAAATGTTGGTTCAATACAATTCTGGGATGGACGTAAATAACCAGTATTTGAATTTGAGAGTGTCACAGTCTGATTCTTCTGGTAATATATCTAGCGTATCTACTATAGAAAGAAAAAACTATGCTGCATATATTGAGGCTCCTAACGTTAGATTACTTTTCAATTTTGACGATCTAGTATCTATTGAATCTGACGAATTTATGCATTTTACTATAAAAGCCATTGCTACAGGAGCAAGTAGTAGCGTATTGTCTTTAACGGTGTATGATCGTAATGAAATATCTTTTGGTGAGAAATTCCCCTTAGTTCCCAATCTTCCGGACATCAAGCAAATAGACTTCATTAAAGCCGTTGCCTCAATGGTCGGTTTGTTTGCCTTACCGGATGGCGAAAACGGGATCAAGTTTATTCCCTTCGATAATCTGTCTGCAAACAAATCTAAATCTGTAGACTGGACGAATCGTGTGATAATGGCTTATAATAGCGTAACGCCAAGAAACTTACAGTACACCCTTGATAACATTGCTCAAAACAACTGGTTCCGGTATAAAGAAGATGATAATGTCATGGGAAACTATGACGGAAATATCCAGGTTGATGATGCTACGATAGAGTACGAACGTGATGCTATCACTTTGCCTTTCTCCGCCTGCAGTACAAAAGGAGACGTTGCTTATATTCCTTTGTATTCCTACAACGATAACGGAGAACTACAGTATAATAAAGCCAATCCTCGGATATTACTTCTTGATGGCACGAAAGGAATATTCAAGGGGCTAGAATGGACTACCTTAATTGCAAATAACTATCAGACGTACAAAGGACTAATCAATAATGCAAAGGTAGTGACCGAGTATATCCGTCTTAACAGTATCGAGTTACGAGACTTAGAGATGGATATACCGGTTTATTTGGCTCAATATGGTTGTTATCTGGCTATCATAGAGATAAAGACCAAAGAAAACGATATATGCGAGTGTAAACTTTTAAAATTGTAATACTATGGCAGAAGATGCAGTAGAAAAAGTATTAGAGATAAAAGTCCGATATGATGATGCGATCCGGAAGATTGCAGAATATCGGAAGCAACTTGATGTTTTAAAGCAGGTTGAGAAAACATTAACGGAAGATGTAAAGAAAGGAAGAATCAGTCGTGATGCTTATAATATAAAGCTTACTGAAACCAAAATTGCATCACAAGAATACACAGAGGCTATTCGTGTACTCAATAAAGAGATACAGAATAACCGAAAGATTGAGCAGGAACAAGAAGGAAGCCTGAAACAACTTCGTGCTCAACTATCTAACCTCACAGCCGAGTATGATAGTCTTTCGGAAGCGGAAAGAAATGCCGCCAAAGGTCAAGAATTAAAGAATAGTATAAACAATATTACAGATTCTATAAAAGGAGCTGAAGAAGAAACACAAAGATTTTATAGAAGTGTTGGAAGTTATGAAGAGGCTATCAAAAATGCGGTATCTTCCAATGTTCCTTTTATAGGGCAACTAATACAAATGCAAGAAGGAGCAGGAGGATTGAAAGGAGCATTTAATGCAGGAACAGTAGCAGTTAAGGCTTTTTCTAAGCAATTACTCGTTTTGTTGGCTAATCCTATTGTAGCAATCCTATCTGCTATAGCTCTAGCTGTTATGGCGGTAGCAAAGGCTATTAATTCAAGCGAGGAAGCATCTAATAGATGGAGTATTATCATCGCTCCATTAAAAAGGGCTTTGGATGGACTTCTAAGCGTTATTCAGTTTGTTGCAGGAGCAATCTTATCTGTAGTAGAAGCTGGTGCAAAGCTGAATGACTGGATTTATACCCAACTTGAAAAATTGCCGGTATTGGGGAAATTGTATAAGCAGTATAATGATGCGAATAGAGAGGCTATAGAGTTAGCGAAAGAAGAAATTGCCATAAGGCAACAATCCAGAAAGGATGAAGTACAGAACGCTAAAGACCAATTAGAAGTTGCCAAGTTGAGACAACAGGCCAAGGATAAAGAAAAATTCACAGCAGAGGAACGACTGAAATTTGTGGAACAGGCTAATAAATTGGAAGAAGAGCAATCGAAAAGAAATGTTGAATTGGCGACAAGAGAATATGAATTATTGAAGAAGCGTTCTGAATGGGCTGAAAACGATGCCGAAACGAATGACAAATTGGCTAAATTGGAAGCTGCCAAATTTAATGCAGAGAAAGAGTACTATGCTAAAACAATGGAATTATTGGAGCAGACCAATACTATAAAATCAGAAATTGCAGCAGAAGATAAAGCTAGGGCTGAAGAAGCAAAAAAACAAGCAGAAGAATATGCCCGTATTGTAAAAGAGCAAAAAGATAAAGAGATAGAAGCCATCCGGCAAGCAGAAGATGCTATGTTGTCCTTGGTCGAAGATGGAGCAGATAAGCAGCGTCATCAAATAAATCTCTCATATTCCCGTGAGATTGAGGATTTAAAGAAGAAACTTAAAGAGGAGCAAAATCTTACTGCTAAAGCTAGAGACGCCATACTTACCACAATTAAGGTTAAAGAGAAAGAACGTGAAATAGAACTGCAGAAGTTGGCAGATGAACAGATAACCAAGGAGATTGAAAACCGTCAAAAACTTATCTCTTTACAATTAGAATCTGTAAAAGAGGGGAGCGAGCAGGAATATCAATTAAAAATGAATCAACTCCTGGCACAGCAAGAGTTGGAGCTTTCAAATACGGAACTTACCGAGCAGATGAAAATTGCCATACGTGCAAAATATGATAAGCAGTTGGAAGAGTTAATTAATACTCGAAACGCCAATATTGCTAAACAAGAGCAGGAGGCAATAAGGCTTCGCTTTGAAACAGAAATCGCAGAATTACATGGAAATGAAGAAGAAATTCTCCGTGTTAAAGTTGAGCAAAGAAAAGCTGAATTAGACGCTATCCAACAAATGGAAGGTGAAAGTATCGAAGCATTTAATCTGCGTAAATTAGAGGCTGAAAATGCATACATTGATGCAAAGCAAGAATTAACAGATAAGGAGATTGCTATAGAGCAGGCCAAATATGATGCAGTTGCCCAAATTACTGGAGGGCTTATATCTCTGACTGAACAATTAGGAGAAAGTAATGAAGGGCTGGCTAAATTCTCTAAGATATTGGCTTTGGGTGAAATAGCAGTAAATACAGGAAAGGCAATTGCTGCAGGTGTTGCGCAGGCGCAATCAGTGCCTTTCCCAGGTAATATTGCAGCTATTGCAACAACTGTCGCTACTATCCTTGCCAATATTGCAACTGCTATTAAAACCGTAAAGTCCGCCAAGTTTGCAACCGGTGGACTAGTTACTGGGCCGGGAACCGGAACGAGTGATAGTATACCGGCACAACTAAGTAACGGAGAATCGGTAATGACAGCAAGAACTACAGAGTTATTCGCTCCGATCCTTTCCTCATTTAACCAAATGGGTGGAGGAGTTCCAATAAATATCACCGCATCAAGTAATCAGACCATGGGAGAGGATATGTTAGCAAGAGCTGTAGCAAAAGGAGTCCAGATGATGCCTAATCCGGTGGTATCTGTAACCGAAATAAACACAGTTGGAAAACGAGTTGAAGTACTTGAAAATTTAGGTAGCCTATGACAGCATACGAATTATTATCAATGAATGCGTTAGCCTTAAAAGCTATGTGCGATAAATCCTTGAATGTGTCCGATATTAAATATTTAGATTTATATAAGGAGTACTCTCTGATGATTAAAGAAGGGCATAAAAAGACTTACATAATGCAATATCTTTCCGATCAATATAATATATCGGAAAGGATGGTTTATAACGTTATTGAGAAGCTTTCCTCTAACGTTGATTTATAGTTTAAGGGTGGGCGTTTGCTCACCCTCTTTTTTTTACTGAAACGATTACTTCAGTGCAATTTTAGTCCTACATTCTTATAGCCGTATCTGGTTTAGTAACTTTGTTACAAACAATTACAGATATATGGCTAAATTATACATCAACAAAGACATTGCTGCTGATGCTGATAAGGTAAAATATTGGCTAACAGGTAACGATTCAATTTCTTTCCCTGATATACAGGGCTTTATAGACTGGATTCCCAACGATGATAATAGAATAGATATTGAGCTTCATTCTTGTGGTGGAGACTGCACAGAAGCTTATGCTATTTATGATGCTTTACGTGCTTCTGGAAAGGAAATATCATGTAAGGTTGTAGGAAATGCTGCATCTATGGCTACAGTAATTTTACTTGCTGCACCACTTGAACGAAGAAGCGCATATCAACATGCCGAGCTATTGATTCATTCTCCTTATTATCCGTCCGGTGCAAAAATTGGGGATATAACTTTGGCTAAATTGGAAGAATTGAAAAGCGATCTGGAAGCAGAAAAAGAAAAGATGCTTAATCTCTATGTAGATCGCACAGGACAATCAAGAGAAGTATTAGAGGCGCAGATGGCAACAGATAGCTGGTTTGATGCAGAGAAAGCTATTGAGCTGGGATTTGTGTCTTCTATTGTTCCGGCTGCTTCTGCATCTGCATCTGCATCCAAACCAGAGCTTAATAGTAATCTTAATATTGAAAGTATGTCAAAAGAAGAAAAGAAAGTGACAGTTGCACAGGCATTTCACATGCTTGGTGTTGCTTTGGGGGTAGTAAAGGAAACTCCTGAAGCTGTCGGAATGGTAATTACTACATCAACCGGTGATGAGTTGACTGTAGAACGTGAGGAAGGAGAAATTCAGGTTGGTGATCCGGCTTCTCCTGATGGTGAATTTGTATTAGAAGACGGACGCACGGTTATCGTGGTTGATGGAGTTATTACGGAGATTAAGGATCCTTCTTCCAACGAAGAAGATACACAAGCCTTGAAAGACCGTATTGCAGAACTAGAAGCAGAGAACGCTTCTCTAAAATCAAGTGCAAAGAGTGAAACCGATGCTCGTATCATTGCGGCTGTGGAAAAAGCAGGTGGAGAAGCTTGGTTAAAAAAGGCCACTGGTTCTTATGTGCCTGCAGGCCGGTCGTATACTCCACAGACAAAGAAAGATGAAGAAACAAAACCGGTGAGCTTGGTGGAACGAAAGTTAGAAGAAGCGAGAGATAAAAATAAAAAGAGATACTCAAAAAAGGTATAAGGTATGAATATTTTAGATTCAGTAAAAAACTTGACGAAGGATAACGGAGCGGTAAAAAGCTTGCGTGATCTATTAGTGTTGACGAACTTTGTTGATGAATCCTTGGAGCAGTTCTTTACGTTTGTTCAAAATGTACAGAACGGGCAAAAACTTGGATGGACCGGAGAAATGGAAGATGTAGGCTGGGCTGGTGCTCCCTGTAATCCTACTTATAAAGATGTTACTGTACAGGCAGCGGAAAAGACATGGGATATTGGACAATGGTCAGTTCCTTTGAAATGGTGTTATGAGGACTTCATGAACACTATTGCTGAATATGCGCTAAAGACCGGTACAGATATTGGTGATTTGACAAGCACGGAGATTATGGATGTTATCATTTATCCGGCTCTTGACCTTGCAATTAAGCGCATGTTCTGGCGTTTTATTTGGTTTGGCGACAAAGAAGCTCAAAACGTGTCAACAGGACAAATCACAGATGGGGTAGATGTTGAACTGTTCAAACCGTGCAATGGTTTCTGGAAACAATTATTTGCCATCGGTGCAGCCAATACAGGTCAAAGAGTGAATATTGCAGCCAACAGCGAAGCTTCTACTGCAGCACAGTTGAGCGGAATTAAAACGGCCAATGTTGCAATCGGAATCTTTGATTCATTGCTTGAAAACGCTGATCCTCGTATTGCTGCAATGGAAGGTGCTGCTATTTATTGTACTAAGTCTTTAGGCGATGCCCTTACCAAAGATTTGAAACGTGAATACAAAGAGATTCTGACATGGGAACAAATCTTTAAAGGTTTGGATGTAACAGAGTACAATGGAGTTATGGTATATAGGGTTTCTATTTGGGATCGCTTTATTCAAAAATACCAGAACAATGGAACTAAGCTGAATCTTCCTCACCGTGCGATTTATGGTTCTCCAAAGCAGCTGTTTGTTGGTTCTCCCGCAAATCAAATTATTTCTGATTTGGAAATTTGGTTCAATCAGGATGAAAGAGTAACCAAGGCTTATTCAGCTGGTCGCCTTGGCTGTCTGATTGGAGAGGATAATTTGTTCCAACTAGCTTATTAAGAAAGGAGATTTTATGTCAGGAGTTTGTGACAATTTAATCAAAAAGGACATCGCACCGTCGTGCGATGATCCTATTGTTCCGGGAATAGAACAGGAAGGCGTTATTGCTAATCGATCTGATGTTGATTTTTCCGCAACCACTTTCAATTCAACTCGAAAGAATGTGATTGAAACGTTGGCGATGAAATCCGGCAAGAAAGCATATAAAGTTGTGGTTTATGGCGGTACTCCTTTTACAGGGACAAATGTAGCGTTGGCTACAGGGACATATCGTAATACATTTACTAACACCGTTAATATGGTCGTTTTGGCTAATGACCCTGATGTATGTGGTGATATTATTGACGGATTAGCAAATGGGGAGTTTGTCGTTGTTCTGGAAAATAAATCCAAGGGCTTGCAAAAGGAAACTAATCCGGGAGATTCTGCATTCCAAGTATATGGCTATTATCAAGGCCTAAAAGCTGCGGAAATAAGCAATGATAAGTATTCAGAAGACACAGATGGTGGTTGGTCTATCAGCCTTACGGAAACGAAAGTTCCTAAATCCGCTTTATTCTTGTATAAAACAAGTTATGAAACAACTAAAGCGGCTGTAGATGCTCTTACATCTGCTGTAGGAGGGTAAATCATGGAATTATTAAAAGTGGTTGGTAAGTTGGAAGAATTGAGAGAACGTGATGTTCTCTCTTCTTCCGACAAACTTGACATTGAATTAATGTATAGAGACGTTTTCGGAAGGAATTTCGTTAAAACATCTTGTAATGACTGTTACCATGATGCTGTGATTGAAATGTATATACATCTAAAAAAAACAGGTAAAATGAAGGAAAAATCAAATTACATATTGAAAAATGGTGTTGTCCTACAAAAAGAGTTTGGAAGTGGGGAAATGTATACCAATGAGAACATTACCGATGAATTTGCAGAAAACTATTTGTCGGATAATCCAAAAGGTATCATGTTTTTTGCAGGCTATCCTGCAGATTGGGAGAATAAAGTAAGAAAACGTGTACTGAAACGAGAATCTATTAGCGATGAACTTATAGCAATTATTGTTGAAGCATTTGATAGTGGAGTTTCAGAAGATTCATTGCTGGCCGAACTTACAAATTATGAGCTTGGTGGACGAAAAATAACCGAAAAACAATTGAATAATCATCTTTCAAAGGCGAAAGACATAATTGCAAAAAGAAAAGACGCTGAAAAGCTGGATAAACAGCAGGAAAAGAAAGAGGAGAATATTGAAAAGTCAGAGAAAACAGAAGAAAAATAATCCATTATGAGGGTAAAGGACCTTAAAAAGAAAAGCAGTAACCGAGTAGATGTATCTTACTTGCGTCAGTTTGGAATACAAGGGTTTGGAGATGACAACCTTTACCCTCAAACTCTTCGCAATATCATTGCTGCCAGTCCTACGGGAAGCGAATGTGTGGAAAGATATACTGACTTCATTGAAGGGAATGGATTCAGGAATGTAATGTTCGCAGAATATGTGATAAATAGGAAAGGGGACACGGTAGACGATATCCATTCCCTTATTTGTTCTGATATTGCTTATTTTAACGGCATATCTTTACATGTGAACTACAACATATTTGGAGAAATATGTGAATTAAACTATATTCCTTTTGAAAATTGCAGGCTTTTGGAAGAAGATTCTAACGGGTATGTTTCAAAGATAGCAGTTCATCCAGATTGGAGCGGCAAAAAAACACGTGCAGGAAAGCCGATTCGAGTAACAAAGGAAAGTATTGACTTTATCGATGTTTTCAATCCTCGTAAAGAGGTTGTTTTATCTCAAATAGAAGCAGCTGGAGGTATCGAATGCTATAAAGGGCAGATATTATGGATTTCCGGTAACGGCAAAGGCGTTTATCCGCGCTCACGAGCAGACTGTGTTGTCACCGAAATGAGTACTGATGAAGGTCTGGCTAACGTGAAGTACAGAAATACAAGATGCAACTTCCTTA